GGCAACCGTGCTAACTGGCCCGATGGATGTCGAAGTTGAGTATCAGACCGACCAAGAGGTACTAAGGTCCTTTAAATTCACCACTAAACGTGGTGCCTTCATGGGCCTTTCCCTAGCTTGGGCGATCCTCAACGTCCTCAATAAGTACGCGGTGCAGCGTTCTCGAGAGGAACTTCGACTTCATCCAGCGGCATACAGAGCTGAAGTCTGTGGCGACGACGCGGCCCTGGCGGGTCCGTCTGGGCGGGTGGTTTATACGTGGACTCACAAGTACGCGGAGGTATTGGAGGAAGTCGGCCTGAAAATTAACAGGTCCAAGACATTCATCGGTACCTCTGGAGTCTTCGTAGAAAACCACGTCCGTGTGAAGAACGGTAGGTTCGTAACCGTTCCCATCACGAAGATGGCCCAGGTGACCACTGCCAGGGCTATGGAGGCAACAGGACGTCTACGGGACGACGACGCCCCTGTCACCCACACCTTGGGTCCGGCTTTGCAGCAGTTGAAGAAGAGCTGTAGGCGCTTCCACGTTGTCAAGGCAATTGTCCTTCGAAGACATGCCCGACACGTGAAGGCGTTGAAGCGCTTCAAGATACCCCTCAACTTGCCCCAGCACCTCGGCGGTGCCGGCATTCCGGGAACCCAAGATATGCCTAGGAGCATGCGAGTTCTAGCAGCTCACAAGGTCGCACCAGGGCAACCACCTCTCAAGAACCACTTCTCTTCAGTAAGGGTCAAGGACTTTGAGGAAAAGCAAATACATGCTTCCCTCGCAAGCCTACCCCACACTAAGGAGGGTGTCAAGATTGGTGATGCCCAGGCGTCGGCCACAGCCTTGTACCAACGCCAGCGCCTCATACATACCAATGAGACGGCTGGCCGGAAATACAAGTCTCTAGCTCTGATCGGCAAAATCACACGAAATGCACTCCGGTTACCACGTAGGAACCTTAACCCGATGGGACGTCACAAGTGCTGGCACTGGAAGCCTAAAGAGGCTCGGGTGCCGGCAAGTGAGGTCCGACAGGCGTTGGTAGACTACGCACCGGAGTTTCGTGACCTTAAGGGGAAGGTAAATGTTGATTTACACTTTGCCATCCCCTTAGGGCATAAACGCAGCTTGTCGTCGGCGGTTCTAGCAGACTAGACAAGGGC